TACCATAATACTTACGGAAATCATAGAACAAAAAATAATTGGCATGATTGGTTAATGATATTACCTATTAATCTTTCAGTAATGACAAATGGATATTTAGCAGGTATAGAAACTAAACGTAACGCTGCTATAGTAAAGTCTTATAAAGTTATATTAAATGATATGCTGCATGATTTGGTGGATGGATTAGAAAAACTACAACCAATTAATGAATAAGATTTATCATATAATATCTAAGCTATCAGCTAAATTTAAAGAGATGGCGTATGGATTAACAAATGATGAAGAAGCAATTAATGATAGCGTACAAGAATTAATGCTATATTTTTTAACTATCAATCCAAAGGTATTAATGGATATATATGAAAAAGATGGTGAAGAAGGATTAATAAGATATGGTGCTGTTGCTTTGAGAAGGTCATTAACAAGCCCAAGAAGTGCATACTATTATAAGTACAGAAAGTATTACAATAATATTTCTAGTCATTATACAACAACAGTAACGCAAGAAAATTTCCATAAAAGCATTTACAATATACCTGAAACAATAGACGTTAACTATGACTTTGAAAAGCTAGATAAAATAGATGCTGAATTAGAAAAGCTGTATTGGTATGATAAAAAAGTTTTCGAGCTTTATTATTATGAAGGCAACACACTAGATTCACTTGCAAAGAAAACAGGAATAAGTAGAAACAGTTTGTTTACCACAATAGATAAGGTGCGTGAAATATTAAAAAAAGAATTAAATGAAAATAACTAATGAAGATAATATGGAGTTAATGTCAAGGTATGAAGATAATTACTTTGACTTAGCAATAGTTGATCCACCTTATGCTGATGGAAATGATTTATTTTCTTTTGAGGTAAATTTGAAAAATAAAAAAAGAACGCATTGCTTAAAGGATTGGAATAATAAAGCACCGACAAAAAAATATTTTAAAGAACTTTTTAGGGTAAGCAGAAATCAAATAATTTGGGGTGCTAATTACTTTGAAGGATTGCCCGCTTCAAGAGGTTGGGTTTTTTGGGATAAAAAATATGATGGTATGCACAGTTTTTCTGATGGAGAATTAGCTTATACCTCATTTCATAAACTACTTAAAAAATTTACATATAGAGGTGATGTAAAGAAAACATTTCATCCTACACAAAAACCTGTTAAGCTATATGAATGGTTATTAATGAATTACGCAAAAGAAGGAGATAAAATATTAGACACGCACTTAGGGAGTGGAAGTATTGCAATAGCCTGTCATAATTTAGGATATGATTTAACAGCGTGTGAGTTAGACAAAGACTATTACGAATTAGCAATGAAAAGAATAAATCAGCATAAAGCTCAATTAAGATTAATATGAATAAATTTTTTACAAGCCAAGAAGTGTATGAAGATAGACTTGCAATATGTAAGGAATGTATTTATTACTTCAAACCCACAGGACAATGCAAAAGATGCTTATGTTTTATGAAGATCAAAGCAAGATTAGCACCTATGGAATGCCCTGAAAAGATGTGGCAAAAGACAACAGAAATAGAAACACCTGATGATTTACCACAAGAAATAATAGATGAAATACTTTTAATATGGAATGACATCAAAACAGGCAGAGCAAAAAATGTAAAAGTAAAAAAGAAGATGATAGAAATATATAATGTTATACACACTACAAACTATAGCACAGGAACTAATTGTGGTTCTTGTTTAAGCACTATGTTTAGCACTATGAGAAAACTATACGAAAAATATAAATGATAGAATTTTTAAGACATCTAACAGGAGTATGTGGTGAACCACACCCCAGTTTGTTAACTTTAATATTTGGAACACCTATATTAAGTTATGTATATTATAAAATAAAAAGCAAAAAAAATGATTGATGAAATACCACAATACTATAAAGGAAAGAACGGATATATGGCTAAAGATGTTATATCTAATTTTGATTTGAACTACAATATAGGTACAGCAGTTGCCTACTTATTGCGTTGTAAGAACAAACATAATGACAATGGAGCACAAGATATTAGAAAAGCTATAAACCATTTACATTTCGAGTTAGATGAAATAATAAAAAATCAACCTAAAAACGAAACAAGAACAGGCGGCTTGTATCCAAATGGAAAGCTATGATAAAATTTGTGTGTAATAAATGTAATGATACTTTAGAACTTACTAAAGCTACTATAAAAAATATAGATGGGAAGTGGCGTACAGAACAAGCGTACTGTAAAAAGTGTGATGAATGGATGCAAGAATACGATAAGGACTTTAATGGCTTTCCTAATCTTATAAGAACAGAACCTACATTGTCTAAAAAAGGTGATAAACTTTGGGCTTCTGCAAAAGAAAAGCTAATAGGTGAACGTGGTGTAAATGAATCATTTAAATAAATAATACAACTATTCTATTATATAATATGAAACAACAAGTTAAGATAAGTAAAGTACAGAGAAATCCTAACAATCCTAGAATCATAAAAAACGATAAGTTTAAAAAGCTAGTAAAGTCGATTCAGGAGTTTCCTGAAATGTTAAAACTAAGGCCAATAGTTGTAGATGAAGATATGATGGTGCTTGGTGGCAACATGAGATTAAAGGCTAGTAAAGACGCAGGATTAAAAGAAGTGTGGATAGAAATAGCTGAAGGACTTACTGAAGAACAAAAGAAAGAATTTATAGTTAAAGATAATGTAGGATTTGGAGAATGGGAATGGGATATGTTAGCTAATGATTGGGATAGTGTGCAGCTAGCTGAATGGGGTTTAGATGTATGGGAAAACCTAGACGATAAAGAACCTGAAGCTGGATTAATAGATGATGATGAAATACCTGAAGTAAAAGAAAGCAAAGTAAAGCGTGGAGATATTTGGAAACTAGGAGAACATAGGTTAATGTGTGGGGATAGCACAAGCTCAGATGATGTTGCTAAATTAATGAATGGAGAAAAAGCTGATTTAATAACAGACCCTCCTTACGGAATAAATGCTAATAAGCAAACTTTAGGAACAGGAAAAAAACAATTTTATAGAGGTGATGATTGGGATAAAGAAGTGCCTGACTTTTGGAGTATGTTGCCACTATTTGATAAATGTATAATATGGGGAGGGAATTATTTTACAGACAAATTAAGTATAACTAATGATTGGTTGTGTTGGCATAAAAAAAATGACAATTTAAGTTTTAGTGAATTTGAATTAGCGTGGAGTAATGTTGGCAAAAATTGCAGAATGCTATCTCATCATTGGGGAGGCGAAAAAAAATTACACCCAACAATGAAACCTGTAAAAGTTATGGAATGGTGTATAGGTATAATAGACTCAAATAATATAATTTTTGATTTATTTTTAGGTAGTGGTTCAACATTAATAGCAGCAGAGAAACTAAATAGAAAATGTTATGGAATGGAATTAGATGAAAAGTATTGTGATGTAATAATAGAAAGATGGGAACAATTTACAGGACAAAAAGCAATTAAAAATGGAACAAAATAGAACAAAGATTAACAAAGAGAGATTACTAAAAGCACTAGAAAACTCATTAGGAGTTATTACAACTGCATTAAAGGCTTGTGATTTGTCAAGAACAAACTTTTACAAGTGGCTAAAAGAAGATGAAGAATTTGCAGCTAAGGTCGAAGAAATAGAAAACATACAAAAAGATTTTATAAAATCTAAGTATTATGAATGTGTAAAAGACAAAGTACCTTCTGTTGTTATACACGCTGCTAAGACTAGACTAGGATGGAACGAAACAAATAAGCTAGATGTTACAAGTGGTAATGAACCAATAACTATTGAATTCAATATAGGTGAGAATAAAACCAATAATAACAGTTAAGCAAGATGAAGCCTTTCAATACCTAAAAGATCATGAAACTAATGAGATTCTTTTCGGTGGTGGTGCAGGGGGTGGTAAGAGTTGGTTTATATGTGCAGCAATAATATCAAGCTGTATTCAGTACAAAGGAATCAGAGTATTACTTGGCCGTGCTAAATTAGATACATTAAAGAAAACAACATTAAATACTTTTTTTGAAGTATGCAAACAATGGAACTTAACAACACCTGAACACTACATATACAATGCACAAACAAACATTATTAAATTTTTTAATGATTCTGAGGTTGTTCTTAAAGACTTGTTTCAGTATCCTTCTGATCGTAATTTCGATTCTTTGGGTTCTCTTGAGCTTACTATGGCAGCAATTGATGAATGCAATCAGGTTACAGAAAAAGCGAAAAACATAGTAAGTAGTAGAATAAGATATAAGCTAGATGAATATAATCTTATACCTAAACTTATATTAACTTGCAATCCTTCAAAGAATTGGGTATATACAGAGTTCTACAAAAAACATCAAGAAGGTAAACTACCTAAATACAGAAAGTTTATACAAGCCTTAGTTGATGATAATCAGAATATATCAAGGCATTACAAAGAACAGCTTAATAAGCTAGACGAACTAAGTAAGCAAAGACTATTATTTGGTAATTGGGAATATGACCTTAGTAAAGATTCACTTATAGACTACAATGCAATATTAGGGATATTTGATAATAAAGGCATAGATGGTGATAAATACATATCTTGTGATGTGGCACGTTTTGGAGCTGATAGAACAGTTATTATGCTTTGGCAGGGGTTACACCTTAGATATATCAAAACTATGCTTAAAAGTGCTGTAAATGATGTCGTGGATGAAATAAAGAAATTACAACAAGAGAATGGTGTACCGTTAAGAAATATAATTGTGGACTCTGATGGCGTAGGTGGTGGTGTTACTGATTATTTAAGATGTCAACAATTTCAAAACAATGCAAGGGCTTTGAAAGGTGAAAACTTTCAGAACTTAAAAACACAATGCTATTATAAGTTGGCAGAACTTATTAACAATGGTCAAGTAGGTGTAAACTGTAATAATGTAAATGCAAAGAATGACATCATAGAAGAACTTGAACAGGTAAGAATGAAAGACATAGACAAAGACAATAAGCTACAGATATTACCAAAAGATACAGTAAAAGACATAATAGGTAGATCACCTGACTATTCAGATGCCATGGCAATGCGTATGTATTATGAAATTGATAGTAACTTTGGAAGGTATTTTGTACAATAAGAAAAGGGGCTGCACAAGGCAAACCCCTAGATAAGAAAATGGAAACAGTAATTTCCTTATAGAATAATGGAATGGCAAATATAACAAAATTATATTAGCGTAAACTAAATATTAACAATTTCTATTATATATTATGAAAGTAAAAATCAAGAAAAAAGAAGAAACTAAAAGCTACAAATTAGTAGACAGTTGGAGTGAAGTAAAATTAGAAGATTGGGTAAAGGTAATAGCAGCAGAAGAAAAAATACCATCTGAAGCTGCTTTAGAAAATATAAAAGCGTTATCTGATATACCTGAAAAGCTAATTAAGGAATTGAGTATTGAAAGTGTAGCAGTCATACTTAACCACTTAAGTAATGTTAAAGATGATGCAGATAATTCGCTTCAAAAGATAATAAAGATT